TTTAACTAATAACTTCATAATTAGTAGGTCAACCAAAACAGTTAAGTCTTGGAAGTTATTAGATTTCTTAAAGATTATATTTTTTTCTTCAAGTGTTAAAGGCTCAGAATAAAACACAGATGGATTTCCATGTTCATCTTTCCATTCATCTACTTCAATAGTAATAGTTTGTAAGCTTTCAAAGTGAGATTTAACTCTGTCGATAACTGACATAAAATATTATTAGACAGTACCTCTAGTCAATGCTCCTGTTCCTTGAAAAGTAACTGATCTTGAAACAATACCATCCATAGCGTTATTAACTGACATTCCTGTAATTATTCCTGTTCCTGTAAAACTTTCATCTCCTGACGTATTACCCTCAGGAAGTAATATGAAAGATATTGAAGAACCAGCAGTCAAAGTTTGTTGTGGAGAATCTGTTTCGTCATAGTGCATTTCTAATGTACCAGAGAATGAAGTTCTTCCAGCTACGAATGATTTAGTTGCATCTGATAATTGTGTATCCTCTACAACATCTCCTGTAGTTTCTAATGTGAATCCTGTTAGTTCCCCAACAGCCGCCCCACCAGCAGTTACTACTCCTTCTTTTCCGTGATGTGTTGCCATTTGCCTTTATCCTTTTTTGGTTTTGATTTATTTTCTTCTTCTTGTTTCCAACCAAGACTTAAAAAATTTTCAAGTTGAGTTTCGTTTATAACTACTTCATTCCCATCTTTAAATAATTTAATATCTTTAGCCATAATGTCTTTTATTACTTTTCTTCTTCTTCGTCAATCTCATCTTCGTCAAAATCTTCTTCTTCTAAATCTTCCTCATCTTCTTCCCAATTTTGATCTGCTTCTTCTTCTGAGTTTTCTCTTATTTCTGCAAGTAAATCTTTTACTTCTTCACAAAGTATAGATTCCTTGTCATGTAATTTTTCTATTTGATCTACTTTCTTTTCAATCTTATCTACAATTTTTTCTGTTTTCATTTTATCTCCTATGGTGTTCCAGCTTGATATTCGTACATACACCTAATAGTCATTCTGATACCACCTACAGGAAATAAAGAACCCTCGTCAGTTTCTACTTGAACGACTTCTGTATCAAGTGCATTACCTGATCGAGTAATATCAGATTCTAAAGCTGTTTCAATAGCTGTTATTAGCTGATTTCTTTTTGTATCAATATTATCTTCTGCACCTTTAACAAAACCTAATACAACAAAATCAATAGTACCATGTCTAGTTTTAGCACCACTTCCAAGTTCGCTATCATCTCTATTTTCTTCTGATGTTTGTACTATGACTGCTGGATATTGTTGTGCTGATAATTCATCTAATATAAATGGTTGTCTTGTAGCTTTTCTTATTGTTATAGGGCTAGTGATCCCTGAGATAGTTGATAATAAATTAGATGCGATATTTTCTCTAACACTCATAATCTTGCTTTCTTAAATTCTCTTGCAACAAATCTATTAAATTGTTTTGCAATTATTTTCTCTGTTCTATCATTAAATCCAAAAAATTCACGCTTTGTTTTACCTAATACTTGGTTAAAAAATGCTCTTTCTCTCATTTGTGAATTACTAAATGCTACTGTAATTTTATTAGTGCCTGTTTTTTTTATGGTTCTAGCAGACGGAGTTAATGCACCTAACATACGGCCAGAGTAAAATAAATCTACTGCTGTTGGCTTTCCCTCTCTAGTTAATTTTTTTAAATATTCTTGTGAGTAGGGTTTGAAAGGTACATCTCTAAAATCTATACCTTTTTTAGTTTTAGTTCTAATTATATCAAGTAATTGAAACCCAGCTTGTAATAAACCTTTTTCAAATATAGTTCTAAATCTTTTTTGTATTCTGGTAAATCTTTTTTCAATTAACTTAGCATTAGTTTTAATTTTAATGTCTAACGCCATTATCTAGTCAATCTTCTAAATCCGTGTAAAGGTTCTCTTTCGTTTGCAACAATAGTTCCTGATGAATCAACATCATATTCAACACCATCTTCTAATATCATTCTCCACTCGATATTGTATTGGCTCATGTAATATTCTGCCATTCTTTCAAATCTATCTTTTTCTGTCTCTGGTCTAAATTTAGATAATGCTGGTAAATAGAATCTACCAAGAAATAAATAAACACCAGCTCTTTCAAACTGATCTAAATTTACTTTTGTATTTACCATTTCTGCTGTGTTTAAAACTGTTATATCAGTAAATATATTTGTTTTATATACAGGCCACCATTCTACTCTTAGCTGTCTAAGAATATCATTTGTAGTTTGAGCTAAGAAATTAGTTGTTTCTGTAGCTGTTGTAGATATGCCAAAGTCAAAAGCATCTGGTTGATATTTTAAAACATCAGATGTTGTAATGACATTTGCACCCGTATAGTTAGCCATAAATTACTTCCAAATAAGCCAAGCAATAACAATAACTGCTGGGATAGAATACATAGGATTATTTTTCGCTTTTACCCAAACCCATTTAGTCCATTTTCTTGCTTTAAACCAAATTAATTGATTCATTTCTTTTTCCTTGTTTTTCTCTTTTTAGTTTTTAGTTTTACAACCTTTGTTTCATTTTCAAAAGTTTTATCAACATCATTTGTAATTACTTCTTTTATAACATCTTGAACAGGTTTAAAACCTCTAAAATCCCATTTTGCTTTATTGTTTTCGTAATCTACAAGTGGTCTCTCTATAATTTTATTATTTCTTTGAAGTTTAATTGTTTTGACTACTTCTGCTTTTACTTTCAACATAATATCTCCTTTAAACTCGTGGGGATTTCTCCCCACAAGTAATTAGTCATTATTGAATTGATGAGTCGTGATGTAACTCTACTCCGTATGAATCGTGGATTTCTCCAACGCCATATACAGCAGTAGCAACAATCTCGTCAGCTCTAAGAGAAGCATCTCTTTGAGTTTCAATTTTAAGACCTTGCATTTCCGCTAAAGCGATTGCATCTCTGTGGAACGCACCACCTTTGTAGTCACCAGCATTACCAGTATTAGACATATTTGAAGTTTCAAATACATTCATACCAGCTAAAGATCCTACAAAACCACTTCTTAGAGCTTCGTTAGCTAAGTCATTTGCATTTGCGTTTGCAAAAGTATTAGTTAAGTTTGCTTTAAGATCAAAAGCGATTTTAGGGTGTAGTACAACTGCACACTCATTGATGTTAAGTGCGTTTTCTCTTAATGTTGATAGTGCATTAAAAATAGCCGCCGCATTGATTGCAGATGTTCCATCTCCTACCGCAGATGAGAAACCATCAAATAATGCGATAAGATCTTGGTCTTGTTTTTTTGCAATTGCTTCACCAAATAATCTACCAATGTCTGCCGCAACATTTCTTGGTGCCGCATTTCTTGCTAAATCTGTTAGTGTAGTCATAACTCCAACTTCTGATGCAGTTATTGTTTGACTAGATGGGTTAATTGCTGTGTTAGACAAATCAGTTGCTTCATTGACTGCCGCCGCAGATACCGCCGCATAGATCGGCACTTCTACTGCTTTTCCACCACCAGTAATCGCATAATTTCTTACAAGATTTCTCATGATAGATTGCTCTGATGCAACGAATTGTGCTTCTGCTACTATCTCTGTGTATAGTTCCGATAGCGTAGAACTTGTGCTTTCGTTTGCCATTTTATTTACCTATTAAGTTTATTTGTTTAAGTTAATTTCTATCGCACCAGCATCACGCTTTTTACGATACTCTGCATATTTAGCACGATCCTCTGGTTTTGATAAATCTAAGTCCTGAATATTGAAAGGTTTTACAGTTTTCCCCTCGACAGCACTCTGGCTTCCTGATCCAGACAAAGACCCTTTACGGAAATGTGGGTTTGCGTCTAAAAACTCTTTAACTTTTTCTTCAACAGATAAGAGTTCACCTTTTGGGTTATATCGTACATTAGAATTATTATCAAGTATCTCAACCCTATTATCGTCAGTTAATCTTATCTGATCTTTAACCAAAGCAACAACCTGACTAGGTGATACAGCATTGTTTTGAGATGCAACGGCCATAATAGAGTTATCTATTCTTTCTTTTTTAATCTCATTTTTATATTTTAAAATTTCACTATCTTTTTGTGAAATTCTTTCTTGCATCAGCTTTTCTAGTTCTTGTTTTGATTTAGCCTCTTGTATTTGTTTTTCTTTAAAAGCTTCTTCTTCTTTTGCTTTTATTTCATCAAGCTGTCTTTGATGTTTTTTCTGTTCAGAGTCCAATCTTGATTTAATAATATTATCAAGTTGTTCTTGTGTGAAAGTCATCTCTTTAGCTTTTGTTTCTACTGTTTCAGGTGCAGTTGTAGTCTCTGCTTGTTGATTTTGAGGTTCAACAACCTTATTTTCCTCAGACATATTTCTCCTATATTATTAGTTCGCCTTTATCGTCATACCAATCAGGATTGACGTAAGACCATTGATGACGGCAATTGTAACCACCTCGAACAACTAAAGGGTTGCCAGATTTTTTTCCTGACCAACTTCTTCTTGTCCAAAGGTCTTTGACTTCATCAATTGTAAAAAGTCCACCTTTTCGTTTATCGTATACTCCATTTAAAACATTTCTGCAAATTTCTCTAGTGGTAGGTATTATATCTCCATAATACTTTACAAAAGTTAAACCAGCATCATTTGCTTTATTGAAGTTCAAGGTAGCGTCAAAGTCTCGTAAAGAGTCGTTTAATATCTGACCAGCGTATCTTTTCATATTCTCACCAGCACGATCTCTTGAAAATTTAGATTGTAATGTTTGTATAGCTTTATCAACTTGTGGTTTTAAAGATTTATTAAATTTATTATCATTAATATAATCTATTAATTTCTGTGCTTCTGCATCATCTGAACTAGCATATATTCCATTTATTGTTTGTCTTAGTTCTTTTTCAAGTTCTGCAAAGTCATTTCCAACTAAAGTATTTTGATAAACCTTTTCTGATAATCTTCTTGTAAAAGTGTTTGATACATCTTTAAATTGTGTGAAATATTGTTGTTTTAAATTTTGCACTAAAGCTAGATCACCCTTTGTTAGTTCTTGAAACTCAGGTGGTATATTTCCTATTAGCTTAAATGCTTTCTCAATTCTTTTTGCTTGTTTATTAAAACCCTCTCTTACTACTTGATCTGCAAATGGAAGATAATTTTGATCTAATATAGATTTTATTTTTGGTCTAATAGCAATAGCCGCTTGTAGTTCTATTAGCTTTCCTTGTTGTCTTGGTAAATCTGTATCAGCTAATCTAATAACATCTCTTTCAATTCTATCTAATGTTTGTGTAAGTGTTTTATAGTAGTTGGCTTCTGCTAATTCGATTTGTTTAATTCTATATTCTGTCGATTTTTTTACTATGTCTGCCATTTGTTCCTACTATGTTCTTTCAATATAATCTAAAAATATAGAAAAATCTAAATGAAAAATATAGATTTTATTTCATTATATCTTTTGGCCATAAAACTATATTTTGTAGCCATGAATTTAGTTTATCTTTGTACACAAAAAGTTATTTTTTGTACATGAATTTTATTAAATTCATTTTATTAACAAACTAATATAGGAGTAAAAATGAGTAAATCAAAAGAGTTATTAAAACATTTGTTTGATGAGTTAGATTGGGTCTTAGATGATAAGATTAAGTTTTTCAAAAAGTCAAAAGATGAAGATGATGAAGAACATTTATCTTATTTAATATGGTTAAGATCAGAAGTAAAAGATCATTTAAATTACAAAAAAAAACATAAAATTATAGAAGAAGCTAATAAATCAGTAAAACACTAAAAAAGAGGTATTATGCCTGATTGGTAGATAATTGTAAGTACGAGGCCATCTTCAAGGTGGCCTTTTTTATATCTGCTCTTGCTCTACTTCTTGATCTTCTTGTTGTGGTTCGTCTTGTGTGAACTCTCCTACTTCTGATTTTTGATCTATCTCGTCAAAGATCTCATTTAGTTTTTCATCATCATCTACAACTGCTCTAGCTATTTCTTTATCTACTTCTTTACTAAATGTTGGTGAACCAATACTCATAGCTTTTGCTTGTTGGAAGTAAATTAGATCACTTGCATAATCTCTGATATTGAAACTATCTGGATAATTTATTTCTCCGTCAAATGTAGCGTTTTGGAACATAGCATATAATCTAAATAATTGTTCTTCTGCAATTTGTAAGTTATCAGCTTTTTCAGATAGTCTAGCATTTAATAATTCAAATTCTGTTTGTAATGCTATTCCAGATGATACTTGTTGTTTAGTTGTTCTTACTGCACCAGTATGAGCTATT